TACCGGGGATACCATTACTGTGACCAACAGCAGGGGCGAAGAGATTGTTCACAACAAATACAAATCAGGCGACCTAGTTATCTACGTCCCAGCATAAAGGAGAAGCCATGTTTATACCAGCAGCAGCACCACCACCGTACGCATCATCAGGATCAAGAGCCTTGGCTGACGCATATTCCAAAATGCTTCAGAAGCAGGGAATGGCCCAGACAAGGAAGGCGAACTATGGCGCTCAACAGCAGGAGCAAATCATGAACGCATTAAGAGATGCGGCCATGACAGCTAATGCCATTGGGCAAGCGGAAGCAACGAAAGACTTGGCGGCAGCTCAGTCTGAAGCAACGCGAACGCTAAAGACAGAAGCCGCGATGCAGCGCATCGAGGATGTTATCGCGACAGAGCAGATAAAGATTAACACAGCCGAAGCGTTGATTGCTTCTGGTATTGGTCAGGATGATCCCGCACTGCTTGCCCAGCAGCAGGCGATCATCTCGCAATCCAAACAGAAAATCAACAAGGCAGTTAATCAAGGCAGCAAGATATTCATGAACGATGAATATCAAAGAAACTATGCAGATGCTTTCCTAAAGGAGAACCCACAAGGAGCCACTGGCCTAAGCCCCATACAGGCTGCGGTCGGTGCTGTGGATTCTGTGTATGGTCCTCCACCAGAGAGGAACTACATGGATCGCTGGCTCGAACCTCCGACGGATACACCGTCAGTGGTGATCAATACAACGACCGTTCCCCAGCTAACCAACCCTGTTGAGGGTATGGAGCCGCTGGATATAGCGACCTCTGCACAGCCAGAGGTTACGGTTGAGGAAGTTCAAGTTGAGCAGCCAAAAGAAAAAGAAGAGAGACAGCATCCCTTTTTAAGATGGCTTATGAACGGGGAGATGTTTCAGCAAAGAAAGCCCAAGCATCTCCCGAATGATCCGTTTGGATTGCTATAGGAGATTGGTATGTCATCAACATTTGCAACACCACATATCAGGGACACGCTTGCAAGGCTTGCCTCGGCGCAGTCTCCGGCAAGCCCCGTGGTCAACATCAATGTAAACAACAACCCGGAAAACATAGAAGGTTTAACCTTTGGCGAGATCCAGAAGAAACGTGGGCGTAAAACGGCATACGAGGATATGATTGAGCGAGGCAATCGCGAGGCGCTTGATCTGACCGTGAGGGACAGGGAAACTATAAACGCCACAGGTGGTCGAGTATCCCCAGTACCGGACTGGCACAGCAATACCAAGTTTGAAAGTCAGCCGTTGCCAATGCCGAAGGAGCTGCCCGCTGAAAAAGGTACGAGCATATACAAGGCTCCATCAGGACAGTATGTGCCTGATGTCCTTCCTCCAGAGGGGGTGGCCTTGCTTGAGGAGGCTCGCTCTCAAACTCCACGATCTGAATCTATTTCAGTGAGGGAGGAGGAGTACAGACCAGCCAAAGGTGTTCCACGTGAAACAGCGGCTAGGTTTGAGGAAGTCAAAAAGGAAGTCGTTAGACCAGAGATGTACTCGGCCAACCTTCAGTCTCTAGCAAACGATCAATATGATGGTGATATTTTTCAGGTCATCATTGATAAGTACGCAGACAAGAACCCTTGGCTTAGTCGCGATGCCGTTGAGAATGTTGTTCTCAACGTGAGATCAAAGCACGAAGAGGCGTATGGTCGATACAATGACGACGGCAAGTATATGGATTGGGTTCTTCGATCAATGGATCGCCATCGTGCGAGAAAGGATGCACGAGAAGATGCAGACTATTCGAGAGAGGAAGATCACAAATACTTCGTGAAGAGACAGAAGGTGATGGCCGATGCAAGAAAGAAGGGCAGGAAAGGCAAAGGCGGGAAGTCCTCAAAGAAATCACAAGGCACTGCGAACAAGAACTACAACAAGATCATGGCGTTCAACAGCGAGGAAACAGCAGATCTGAATAAGCTTGTTGAGGGAATGAGGAATGTTCAGTATGAAGTTACTCAGCAAGTGCAGGTGCATAAGGGCAAGAATGCCGAAAAGCAATTCGGCAGACTGATGTTAAGTGATGAAGAGTATAAGCAGGCCAGCCCAGAGAAGCAGAAAGAGATGTTGGCTGAGGCAATGCGGAACCCTACCGCAATGGAGAACAATCTAAACAATGTTGCATCCCAGATAGCATCCTCTAAGATGAGGACAAATCTAAGAGGTGAACACGATGGGCCTTTCTATGGAAAGACATGGACTGCAAACGAGGATGCGTTAAGAGGAATCCTTCATAGCCGAGTACTAGATCTTGCTCGGACAGACAAGAAACTTGCTAAGGACATTGGCTTTCGCCCTGAGTCAACATCGGGCGGCGACCGCAGAGAGAGGTACGACAGAGACAAGGTTGAGGACATGGTGGACTTTATTGTTGATAGAAAGCTAAGGCTTGCATCTCCAAGAAAGGCCTACGCTTCCACGCAATCAAAACAGAAAAAGAAAAGCAAATAACAATGGACGAGATTCTTGAACAAATAGATTTAGATTTATCCCAAGGCAGCATCGACGAGCAGCTTGAGGATGTTTCATTTTCTAAGGGACAGTCAGACAATCTGCTTGAGCAGATTCACTTTGACTTGAGTACCCTTCAAGAAAGGGAGTACGAGCTTCCTGAAGACCACACCATGATGCACGAGGGTCACAAGGATGCTTTGGATATAGAGCTTGAAAGACTAAAGAAGGACGGTCCCAAACCGTTCTTCGGTCTTGCCGATCTGCCAGACTTGATTGACCAAGAGATCGCAACCCAAATGCTTACACCCACAGGTCCGGCAAGCAGTTGGTTGCGAGACTATGGCAATGCGATGGGCTATGACGCAAAGGCCCTGTACAAAGAATCTACAGGGATAGACTGGCAAGACGAAAACGAGATGCGTCAAAAGGTTGAAGCAGGTCTGATGGGCGACCGAGAAAGGATGGCCATTGTTGCAAGGCAAACATCGATGGCGGATAATATGTCTCGGAGCTGGGAAGAGTTGATGCTGGTCATGTCTGATATATTGCCTGCCGCAGCGAGTGGAGTTGGTCAGATGATAGACCACGCCGTCGAGGGTGACACAGAGGGACTGGCTCGTGACTGGGAAGTGACCAAAGATATAGCGGAGATAATGGCTATCGAGTTCGGAGCTGATGCACTTGCACTTGTCACCAGACCCTTGTCGTACATGAGAGAGCAGCCACTTGATGCGGCAGCTTGGTTGCCGATAGGTTCCGCTCTCAAGGTGCCGGGTGCTGTGGCCAAAGGCTCGAAGGCTTTGGCCCGTACCAGAAAAGTTAGCGAAGCTGGTAAGGAAGCAATGACTTACTGGAAGAATACAAAGAGCGGCGACATCGTGAGAGGCGTAGGGAAATCTATTGTTGACGCAGCGCCAGTTCCCAATGGACTGAAGCGAGCGTTCATAGATCTCTATGCCGGAACACCGGAGCCATTTAAAGCCTTGAGGAAAAAGTTCCAACGGAAGAGGGATGCAGACTCTGCCGTTATTGAAGAGTTTGTTTTGCAGCCATTACACAAGATGGCGAAGCAAAAGAATATAGGACCAGAGGAAATGTCTCAGATGTACACAGCCTTGGTGAGTACATTGCAAACAGTTTCTCAAAGAAAGAAAGCTGTCGCTCTGGCGATGGAGCCAGACAGCTCAACTAAAAGATTACTGATGGGTGGCGCTAGGCACGAGATAGACAGCGCAGTGCCTAAGTATGTTACATGGGAGTACGACGGGATACCCATGAACACCTCTCAGTTTATCTTTGACTTTAAACCTCAGCAGTGGGATGCGGCAAAGATCACTGCGAAGATTATGCCGGACGCTCCGCCAGCGGTACGGCAGAACATTGATCGCCTTATTGCGATCAAGAAGACCTTGTTTGATTTAGGCGCGAATCAAACAAAAGTTAAAACCTCGCCCGGCTTTGGTGGAGTGGGAAGAGGAAGACACGCTCGCGTATCTGACAACACTTTTCTTGCAGAAGATTTCTTTAAGGCAACAGCGTCAGACTACCTGCCTCTCGTTAAAACTCAGGCAGGTGGTATGCCGGACTGGAAGACTTGGTTCTCTCTAAAGAAAAGATGGAACGAAGTGGATACTGGTATGACCGGGACTGCTGCTGACGTGAGGAAGTATGCAGCAAAAAGTGCAGACTGGGTGAACAAGCTGAAGGATGAAGGCTACGCAGTAGGCGATAGGTTTATCGAGGCGCTGGAGCTATCGCTGCCAAAAACGATAGACACCCTAGAGCGGTATCGTTTTTATCAGCAGGTAGCAGAGAATGCAGACCTAGCATCCAAAGTCCCGAAGAAGGGATGGGTTAAGATAGAGGCACCGAAGGCAGGTCTTCACAAATCAAGAGACATGACTAAGGGTGGCGACATCATGAGGTACGGTGCGCTTGAGGGAATGTATGTTCCCAAGGGAGTTAGAGCTGTTATCCGTGGTGGGGAAAAGCATATCAAGGATTATGAAAACCTATTCACGAAGCTAGGAGATTCACATCGTGCGCTTCTGAATATGGTTAAGCATAACAAGCTTATTGCAAACTTTTCCACACAGTTCCACAACATCTATGGTGTTGCGAACCTTGTTGTCGGGGAAAGCCTTGACGCTTTCAATCCGCTTTCTCCGACAAAGTTTCGCCATGTTTGGGAGGACTCTCTCAAGTTCATGAAGCACAAGGATGATCCATTCTATCGCGCACTCCTTGAGACAGGCACGTTACCGAAAGCCGCTCGCGGTGTTGGAGATATTAGCGACATCACCTCGGCAATCATCAAGACGCATAACCCTTTTGATTTCGCAAAGGTCATGTGGAAAGACATGGACAAGCAAGTCAAGGGTGGGCGTGGAAGGATTGCGGCAGGAGCGAGTACACTTGCTAGGGGTGCGCCCGCTCTACCAATGAAGACATTAGAGTTTGCCAGCTACGGAGTTCTTGGTGCTGGCGGTAGAATGGCTAAATGGTTTACGGCTGTTGACCGGATGGCAAGGTATGGTTTCTTCAAGAAGAGATTGCGGGAGGTAGCCAAAGAAGCAGGTGTGTCTCCAGAGCAAGCATTGAAAAACCCCAAGCTAGTTGACGAGGCTGCAAAGTTTCAATCTGATATAATGCTCGACTACTCAGATCTCCCGACAGCAGTTCAGTGGATGCGGCAATCTGGTGTTGCTCCCTTCATAGCATACCCTTGGAGAGCCACCAGATATTATTTAGAGTATCCTTTCCGCAAGAGAAAATCGTATCTGACTCTTGACGCATGGCAGAGAGCCGAGCATCAGACTGACACCAAGGAAGATAGACAGAGAAGAAGGTCTAGGTTCCCCGGCGATTTCATGTACCCAGTGAGCCGGGGCCTAAGAGACATAATGAACAAGGCATCTCTTGCTGGTGGTGGTCCCAAGTGGGATGAAGTAAACATATCCGGTAGGTACTGGTCGCCCGTCCCAAGGGTTCCAGAAGAAACCTTGGGACTGAGCGTGGATAGGTTTGCCGGAAAAGGGACAACCATTGGAGAGGCAGGTCTGACTTGGCTGGACCAGAGAAGTTCGGCAGGCAGAATAACAGAGGCGCTTGGCATTGATATGCCGGAGGGATATGGCCGCAGGGACTGGAAGGGCGAAGAGATTGGTGGTCTGCCTATACCCGACCCGATGGGGCTGGCACCAATCTTAAAGATGCTCGACCCCAAGGAGGTCAAAGATCTCGACGGAGAAAAGAGAGCGCCTACATTATCCGAAAGACTTTTGCGCGGTGCGTCAGAAGCAGCACCGACATACATGCCGAAACTGAGCAGGGACCAACTGTATGGAATACCAGTCGAGAGTCGAGACTTGATTGCTCAGTCATTATTTGGATTGCGGGTTATACCTAAGACACACAGGAAGGCAGCTTTCGATAGAGGTCAACAGGCAATACGAAAGTTGAAAGGTGAACCCAGATACAAGGGTGCTACCTACAAAGACCAGATGAGAATGGAAGAAGAGGCACTTCGTCGCCAATCCAGACTCACATTGTTTTAGGAATAAAAAATGGAAGAGACATTTCACTTTATAGATAGGTACGGATTCACGCTGGTTGCGGCAGTTGCTATGGCCATTGCCCTGTATCGCATCGTGATGTTTGCTCTCGTGGGAAAGGCTGCACAGTTTCAAGAATCCCACAAAGAACTTCATGAGATGCAGATCAAAGTACTTGAGCGTTTGACAGACATCGAGAAGGAGCTGTCAAACCAAGAGGGCAAGCTGGACATAATCAGCGACTACGTTAAGAACAGAATGATGGGAGGCGGCAAGCTATGAGCAAGTTTAAGAAGTTAAGCAAAGAGCTAAAGGAAGATGGCGCTGAAGATCCTGACGCATTAGCGGCATGGATCGGCAGAAAGAAATACGGCAAGAAGGGCTTTGCCAAACTAGGACAGGCGGCAAAGAACAGGGCCGCAGAAAAGGTAGGTAAGAAATGATCACGCTAGAACTCTTAGGAATGGTAGGCAATATTGGATTACCGATAGTTATAACAATGGCACTGCCTTGGCTCATCAAGTTGTTAAGGGCAAAGCTCAACAACGAGCAAGAGATCACCCTCTCTCGCATCGCTGAAGGCGCGTACTTCGCGATTGAGAAGATGGCTCGCAAGTCAGACAACAAGATCGATGACAAGATTGCTGAGGCTTTGAAGGTCGTTTCAGAAGAACTAGGACGACAGCCAAAGGCGAGGGAAAAGAATGTTATCTTGAGAACTATCTCTGTGCTGCACGAGTCCAGCAAAAAAAACTCGTTAAGGCTGAAGAACAAATGAGCGTTAAATCTGTAGAGAAAGATCTGTCAAAGCTAAGTCCAACCTTTTCCCCTATATGGGAAAAGGTGGCAGAGACTATCGAGGAGAACGGTTTGCCTCTCGTAATCTTTGAGACATACCGATCCTCCGAGAGACAGACATATCTTTTTGAAGAAGGAAGATCCAAGCTCAAGGGGAAGTCTGGCGCTCACTGTCACGGAATGGCGGTAGACTTGATTCTTGATACGGAAAACTTTAGCGATCTATCTGGTTTTTCTCCGTGGGAGACAGGGGTAAAGTCAGGCCGAGTTGTCTTTCCCGATGTTCTTGCCGTCTGGCTTTGGCTTGGGCGCGAGTTGAAGATGAAGCATCCTGAGATTCGATGGGGTGGTGACTGGCGTCGAGGGAAACAAGTTGCCCTCGGATGGGACCCCTACCATATCGAACTACGTAACTGGAAGGATCATCTTCATCTATCAAAGGTGTAGCACCTACAACCTCACCGGAGAAAAGTCCTTTGATGTAAGCGATGAGTCTTCTGGATTCAGGGGATGCGTTCACTGAGTCCAGTATAATCGATTCGTGTTTTTCAAACACCACCTTCATAAGAGGAAGTTTAACACCCTTGGGTGGGTGGGTAAACAAAAAGCTACACCGGAGGCGCAGCTTTTGATGAGAGGCTTGACCTTCTATAAGAGAAGGTCAAGTGAAGCGAGTGGCTGGTCGAGAGCATCTTCGCTCTTTCCAGACTCCTCTTCTTCGTAGTGATTCCATTCTTGGTATCCCTTGATGTCCCCTTGCTCATGGATTTTCCATGAGATCATATTGATCACGCAGATCAAATCTTTCTTGGGGAGGAACGCAAGCTCCTCGTTAAGCTTGCAGGGCAAGCCTGCCTTCCAGTTGGAGGGATGGTCCGTAGCAACAATCTGCTTTGCTGTTGCTCGGTACATATGCTTCAACATTTTCAAGGAATCTTGATTCCGAATATCTTCATCGAGGCGGTTGAAAGCCTCCAAGCGGTGAGCCAATGCTGCGTCGGTGCGGCCTTGCTCCCATTCGTCACATTCAAAATCAATCTTGTCCCAAGTGCGGAAGATGTCCATGCGAGATTCCCAATCACACAAGTCTTGGAAGTCTTGGCCGTTCAAGAGGAAGTCGTAGTTATCTACGATCTTTTCAACACGGATGCCTGCTTCTTGTTGTGCGATTTCGGTGAGGGTTTTGAAAGTCATGATGATCTCCTTGTTAGTGTTTGGCCAATCCCGTGGGGAGAGCCGTGACAATCGTAGTAAGGTTTGAGAAAAGTTAATGGACCACGCAAGACAAACCATGAAGACACTAGCACTGGGACTTGCCTTGCCCTTGACTTTCCTCCGAGGAATGTCAAGGGTCCCTGAGTGCATGAGTGGCTTAGGTTGTCGTAGCTGGTCGGCTTTTCGAGGACCGTCGAGGCTTGGCACGTCCGTAGGATTCCGTTAATGGGACAGCTCTGCTGGCCGACGGAAGCTCTAACCCACACTCTTAGGCCACACTGACAAAGGAGTGAGTCAATGACGCATCAAAACCCGAAGCCGAAATCTGTACTGCACAACAAGATGCTGGCTCTGTGGAAGAAAAGTTCGATAGATAACACGTCTTCCTCGAAGATCGGCCAAGGCGCACCAAGACGCCGGGTGTTGGAGAATATCGCATAGGTCATCAATGCACTTGGGTGAGATTGATTGTGACGCATGGGGGCATGGTCGCACGTATCGACGCTGCATGGCTCGCTGCTTGGTTAAGGCTTTCCCGACGAATGAAGTTATTCGGGATCACCTTGAAGATGTTGAAGCGTACCGGGCAACAGCGATTGTTGCTACGGACAGAACATCCATCCAACGGAAGTCAGGCGCAGATCCTGCTGCTTAACGGGGTGCTTTCGTTCCGAGAAAGATTTGGCTGCTATCTGTGTTCAATATGAGCTTATGGAAAATCTGTACCCATGAGCAAGGGACTCAAGGGATTCGGTTCCAAGATGGAATCACTATGAAGACGAGGAGTGGCATACTGAAGATGCTCTCGATTAGACACGAGTGAACTTGTCCATCTTGTTAGATGGACAAGCCGACATTCAAAAGCTGTGATGCAGGTGTAGCTTTTTGTTTCGGGGTCGGGTGTTAAACTTCCTCGCCCTTCATCGCAAAACGAAAAGGCTTTTCTCTTTCAGACTGTGCCTTTGATATGGCAATAGATACCTCAGTTACCATTAGCTCTTGGAATGCTTCAGCTATCGGTTGGAGGGCGTAGCCTATTTCCATTACGTCGTCATGCGCATCTTCATTGCCCCATTCCTCTGCGAGCTTAACGAGAGCAGAGCTGCAAAGATCGAGCGCGACGGCAGTGTTTAGAACTTCTTCCATGCGTTCGTTGAGATTATCCGATGCGGTATCTTCGACCACGGTGTTCTTGATCATGGTCTTATATCTTCCCCATCGGGATAGCGTGGTCTCTTTTTTCATTGTCTTCTCCTAGTAGTTTTTCGTATTGACTTAAAGCTTCTTCGATAAGCAGGTTATCACACATGGTGAGCATCCTGTAAAACTTGACGCCTTCAGCAAGGATCTTTTCCTGCATGGTGGGATTCTCCTCAAGCTCAATATGGAATACTGATTGTCCTCCACAGAGAACATAGAACTCCCATGATGGCAAACCGAATACCATCATGTAGGTCTGGGCTTGAGTCTGGTAGTAGATCGGCACTCCTTCTCTCCACGATTTCTTAGAGAAGGTGCCGATGTTTTTAATCTCAAGGCCACCGACAATCTTGTCTCCTTTGAGGATGAGCCTGTCGGGTGATGCTGCGAGCCAAGGGTAATCGGGATGACGAACCTGATGCCCTTTGTCCCAGTCCTTAACTGGGTCAAAGATTGTATGCTCGTCGTCACAGTACCGTTCAGCGTAGACATCTGCGATAGCGGATTCGAGCTGTGTTCCCCAGAACATTGGCTCGTTTACTTTGACTTCTTTTCCAAGAGCTTTTCTTTCGAGAAGCTGCTGTGGCGTAGTCCACTTGGAAAAGCCGAGGATGGCTGCGACATCCGAGCCGCCGATGATTTCTCCTCTGTCGATAACTTCCCATTCGAAATCAGTTAGTTGCATTGCTTAGTCCTTTCAGTTCTCGAATAATATTCTCTGCATCTTCAAGGGTTTTTCTGTGGGTGCAGTACTCTTTCGCATAGAAGCCTTCGCACTTGAATGGCATGGCGCAGTCAAGAACTGTGACCCACCAGCCTTTCTTGAAGTGCATCTCTCCGTCAACCATTTCCTTTGGTCCACCACCACGATAGGGTTCGGCGTGACCAAGGTGTGTTCCGCTTCTGGTGTGGACAAGGGTTTTGCCTCTGAGCTTTTTTCCCATGCCGATCATGGCAATCCAATGCGTAGCATTGGCGGCGACATCCAGTGATTGCTGGATGCGCCATTGCTCATAGTCGTAGTCGATATCGAGATCTTCATCGATCATGATGTTTCTCCTGTGAATGTTTTGATGAGGTCAACTGTCTTGCTGCTGAGAACTGAGTCCAGTAGTCTGTCTTCTCTCTCTGCCTGTACAGCGTTGACTGGTGAGTAGCCATCGAGGAATGCCCACTCGTCACGTTCATGGGTCCACTCTTCTGTGAGGTGGTTGTAGACTTCGGATGCGCTGCGTCCCAAGTACCTACGACACTTGCGACAATCCCATGCGGCATCGATGGTGTTGTACAGCTCACCACAGCTGCACTCAAAAACGTAGCCGTCTTGGATTGCTTCTACGATGTACTCTGGAAGCGGTGCTGGTTCTGCGTTCTTGTCTTTCATGTTGATCTCCTAAGTGAATGGCTGAGATATTTCCCAGTCTGCGTACACGGAACGTCCTGATTCTGCTCCGTCCTTAACCCTTAGCGTTAAACTAAATGGCTCCGCTTGGGGGCCAGCTTTGACTTGGCAGATCACATTGTTCTGCCAAATGTTTCGCTCGTTGCATTCGATCTTTCTCATACCAATGATTCCATCAACTGCTCCGTACAGTGAGGAAGATCCACGCATGGAATGGCCAACGCTTTCCTCGTCTGACTTCTTCATCTTCTTGAAGTGGTGATTGATTACCACTGAGCAGAAGGTTTTATTTCTGATAGCGATGCACCGTTCCATGACTTGCTTCATGGAGGATGAGTCATTCTCGTCCTCGGCATGAGCGTTGCGTAGGGGATCGATGATGATTAAACCTGCACGTTCTTGATCTAAATCAAGAACTGTTCTGATAATCGAATCGGAATCCTGTAGAAGATCCAGTGGTTCGCGGCACCGAATATAGAGCGGTAGATCTTTGAGGTCTTCAACGCTCAGGCCCTTGGCTGCTCCTAGTGCGGTGAGTCTAGCTTGGACATTAAAGATTCCATCTTCAAGTAGAAACAAGTAGACTGGTCTGCGTTCATGGTAGCAAGTGAACTCATGACTGTTGAAGCAATCGGTTCCACTTGCTACGCTGAGAGCAATCTCCAAGACTGCCCAAGTCTTGCTTGTCTTTGGTTCGCCGCCTAAGACAACAAAGGTGGACTGTTCGATTAAACCTCTGACAGTCCACTCAAGTTTCTTTGGCGGAATGCTGAAGAACTCTGAGGCGTTTAACATCGTTAGGTTTGGCATAAGCTAACTCCTTCTTTAGTTTACCGAGTACCTTTGCTAGACGTTGGTCAACAGCCTGTCTGCTTATGCCCCACGCCTTACCTATCTCGGTAGTGTTTTGTCCACAACAAAACCTGCCGAGCATTTCTCTGTCTCTACCATTGAACTCCGAGACTACGGTGTTCAGGTAGATTGTCTGTTCTGGGTTGGATACGTTAGGATAAAGCAAATCAAGACTACGGTCTATTGGTTTGTGTTTCTTTATCTCATCTCTGATGAAGCTTCGTATCCAATACCAAGCCCAAACTTGGAACGAAGATTTCTCTTTGTTCCAAGTTTGGTCTGCCTTCACGAGTCCAAGCAGTCCGACCTGACGCAAGTCTTCCTTGCCTCCAGCGTAGGAATGCGGGACCGTAAAGTTTCTAAGGTAGTAATCAACTATCTTAGAATGGCGTGTAAGCATCAGCTCCGCCGAAGTCATACGACTCCGATGTTTCTTCTTGCTTTGGTTTTGCTTTGGCATCACCACCGCTCCCGATGAAGTGGACTTGATTCGCTACACACTTGGAGGAGAATCTTTCGACTCCATCTTTTCCTGTGTAGCGATCTGTTTGAAGCCTGCCTTCAACCAGAACTTCTCGCCCTTTGGTTAGGTACTTGCTGCATGATTCAGCTTGATTGCCAAAGCAAACAACCTTGACCCATTCAACGGTTTGCTCGCCATCGGACATCTTGCCCGGTGTGGCAACGCTAAGTTGACACACTGGGATTTTACTTTTGGTATTCAACTCAGGATCAGCGCCAAGCCGACCTGAGATTATCAAACGGTTAAAGCCACGTACTGCCATAACATTCTCCTTTATAGACTAGCCAGCTTAGTCTGACTAGCTTTCTTGATTTGCCGTTGAACTGCGGCGGGTAGTTCCATGAGGTCATCAGTATGATGGCTCATGATTGACTGGACATTTTGTTCAGTCGTAGCTTCGCGGATCAAAGTCATAATGCGTTTAGCATTATCTGAATCTTTCCGTGAAGCTGGTTTCTTTCGGAAGTCATCAGACTCCTCAGAAGAGTAGACACCGTACTGGCGCAGGTTGGCGAGATGAAGGATAACTTTATCTTCGCCACGTTTCTGTGCCATGCTTACAGGGTAAGCATTCTTGTTGTTGCTGGGCAGGGCTTCGCCAAAGTCCCAGCGTTCGCGTCCGTCCTGTGTGTAACCACGGACTTTGATTACGACCTCTTTCTTTGAGAGGTCTTGGTGTACGACTTCGGGTTCAGAGAACCTGATGTCCAGCTTTGCTGCTATCACTTGGCAGGCCGAGTGATAGAGTACCCAAGTCCCGTGGCAATCCCAGATGGATTCCCGTGGGTTAAGGTCGTACTTCTCAAGCAGGGCTTTGACCTGCGGTTTGATTGTTGCCATTGCTTACCTCCGTTGGCTACTTGTAAACATTCATCTTTGCGGCGATCACTTCGCATGGAACGATTCCATGTTTCGGTGAGTCGGGATCTATCTTGTCGATGCCAGCCTTGAGTACAAGAACTGTGTCTCCTTTCTCGATCTGTTTAACTCCGTCGCTGACAGAGATAACTTCCCAGATCTTGCAATGGTGCATCTCATTGAGATGATCAGTGCCGATGATCTGGTCGAAGTCGGAAGGGACAATCCCTTTGATGATTGCCCTTCCCTCTGTCATGAACACAGGTTGTAATGCCTTGAAATCAAAGCCTCTTTTATACACGTCACGCATTTAACTCTCCTTGTTTTCCATGTTGTGTTTACCTTCCAGTATATACTGGAAGGCTTTCTCTGCTTCGGTGCAAGCAGTCTGAAGGATCGAAGGATCTTCTTTGATCTGCTTGTACCAGTGAGCAATGTAAGCAGCCGATTGCTCTTGGCAATCCATGCTGCTTCCAGTGTAGCCACACAGGTAAGCTGCCGTCATCTCGGCCACGAGTTCTTCGACGCCGTATTGGTGTGAGCCAAAGGCGTCGAAGTCTGTGATGCCTTCTCTGTTAAGACGAGATGCAGCTCCTGTGCTGTGACCCATCTCGTGAAACAGAGTTGGGTAGTAGTGCTTGGGGTCTGTCAAAGCAGAAGGAGAAGGGCAGTTGATTCTGTCCTTCTTCGGACTGTAGCTCGCCATGCCTGCAAGGTGGGTGAGCGGAATGTTTTCCCGTTCAAGATAATCTCTGATTATCTGTTCGGTCTGCTTTGACTCAGACTGTTCCGGTATCCAGTCAAGAAAGCTGTGATCATCGAAGCAGCATTGATCAAGGTTGAAGACTGACCAAGACTTAAAGACTGGATACCAGATTTCTTTTCCGTCTTGATCGAGCCTGTCGGATTTGTTCCAACCATTGTAAACGATGGTTGTTGCCTTCGAGCCTTTGGCTATGTGTCCCTCACGTTTACGCACTGCGTTAGACGTAAGCCAGTAGGGAGACTGGTAGTTGTTGGTCATAGCTTCGAGGTTCAGGATCAAAGTGTTGAGGCCACGGTAAACGTGACCGTTAATGCTTTGCTGTTTGAGATAGGGAGACTGCCAAGGCACGACACCTTTCTCAAGCTGAGAAAGAATCGAGGATGTAACTCCCTGTATAATATCGTCTTTAGTTTTACGTTGCATGATTGTTTACCTTTCTGTACTTTAGTACCTTGCGTTTTCCCAGTCAACTATCTTATATATATTTATGTATGTTGTTTGCAAAAACAAACAACATACATAAACTAATAAGCTATGCTTATTAGCCTTAGAAAATCCCACGATCTGTTTACCGTCGTGGGATTTTTTTTATCTCAGCTATGAGATAAAGCAGATGATCCAGTGGAAGTGTTGCCCAGTCAGAGCCTTGATCTTTTCGTGAAACGATCAAGGGGATTTTGCCTCTGTGTTCTGGGCTGCACTCAGTCAGGTCACGGTTGGCCTGTCGTATCTTACTGTAAACTCTAGGACTTTTACCGTGTGTAACTTCGACCCAATAGTCTGGGACTATTAGGTCTGGCTGAAGAGCGCCCATCTTCTGGTTGCCTCTGGCAATATCCTCTCCGAAGATGGGCTTGAGTTTGTCACGGATCAGGCGCTCGTATCTAGCACCTTTGTCTCGTTGGCTTTTACCCATCGTTAGACTCCAAGATTCTGATGAGGGTTGTAAGTTTTCCGCGAGCGATCTTGACGTGTTCAATGATCTCGTCCCTCTGCATTTTGCCGGGGATGAGATCTAATCGTTCGCAGGATTTAAGAACTTCTTCTTCGTGTTCCTTAACGAAGTCGTCGATGTCAATCTCTACGTCGATGGCTTCGTCGATGTTCATGGTGTGTGTAATGTACATGTTGTCTCCTATAAGATCCAAAGGATCTTCATGGTTTGTTCGTCTGCATTAAACTTTAGACGAAACTTTGTTGAGTCTTTGTTGGCATTGTCGTAGTCGCAGAACTCTTCAAGTAGATCTGAGATCCACTCGTGAAGTCTGTTGCTCCAGCGAGCTTGAGGATTCGATACGATGCTTGCGGTCTGAGCAAGCTCAAGGTTCGTATCGAATCCGAACCAGTCATGGACAATGCCATAGTCGAAGTCGTCGTCAAAGGTGAAGACTGCTAACGCCTCGCACGTTTCGTCGTAAGAGCTGAAGTCTTTGAGATGCACGTTAAGATCTGTGATCCAGTTGACGTGCGTATCATAGTCAAGACGTGAGACTTCTGCCTCGCAGCATTCAGTGAAGTCTCCGTCTTTGTAATGTACTTTGAACGTGCCTTCTCCAAAGGGACGGTCAAAGTCTTCTGATGTTTCAGGGTGATAGGAGAACTTGGGCCAGATCTCTTTGCAGTTAGAACAGAAGTCGATGCTTGCTTCTCCGATGCACTTGCCGTGAATGTCGTAGGTCATGATGTTCTCCTATAGGCTTGAGTAGAGTGAGCGATTCCACATGCTCTCGTAAACTACTTTGACTCTGGTCAATGCGGTTCGCAGTTCCTGAGATGGATTGACTTCGAGAGCAGACTTGATTTCGATGATGGCAAGGGAGAGTTCGCACATCGCAGACTGTTGCTTGTCGAGTATTGCTTGCTCCATCTCAGCGTAGTCCTGCTCCATTTGCTCGTAGTCAGACAGCTCATAGTCTGTTGACTTGGCTTCGTTGTCGAGGTGTTTGGTTTGCTGTTCGATTTGTTTATTCTTGAAGTAGCCCATGCTGGCCTCCTGTGTTTTGAGTTTCACGATAAACTATTTAACTAATGCTTTAATCGTCAAGAGTTAGAAGCCCGATTACAAATAGGATGAACGCGATTGCGATGCGGGAGACTGTTACGTCTTGACCTAGTATCCCTGTACACCATGAGGCTGTTGCCATTGTAAGGACAATGGCGACAGCCAATATGAATAGTGTCATTCTTTAAACCTTTCAAACGAGGATGAACGAGTTTGCTTCGGCGAATGTAATGAGCCGAAAATATTTTTTCTGGTAGGGTTAGGTCTTGGGTTTGCAGAGCATATCAAAGAGATCGATGATTGGTTTGTTCTGCGCGACGATGCCTTGAACGTAAACGTCTGCGTGTTTCTGCATGTAGTACAGCTCGCAGTCTTTGAACAAGTCATCGGGTGTATCCCATTGTTTTCCCTTGAGTTCTCCATCGGTACACTCGATGTCGTAGATGTTGGGAAACTCTGTTTGTTCTCCGACAAGGTGGGCAGGCATGAGTCTGTCGCATGATGCTTCGAACGTGTTGCCCCAGTTGTCTTCGCCTTCAATGATGGCAGCGTCGTGACATGAGTCATGAGGTGAGTGCCAAGTAATAGTAGGCAAGAATGTAGTTGCCATGATGTTAGCTCCATTGTGTTAGGTGGTTATCAAGGTCCATCATTAGACCATCGAACTTGTCCTGTGTCATAGATGAATCAACCTCATCTTGTATCCATTTAACTAAGCGGTTGTAGTTGTTACCGTTGTAACAATAGAAATGCAGACAGGCTTTCTCTAAGGAAAGCATGTCTGCTGGTTGGTCATCGAGTCCAAGTCCTCGTACGAATAGCCGTTTGATGTAGCCATTAGTGTGTGGTGTCATGATGTTACTCCTGCATCCATGATGCCAAGTGTGGTTCAGTTGTGTCAAACTCTGGAGGGAGTTCGATGTTGTCAGGGTACTTGTCGCACTGAGGATCAAAGAGATAAGCTTCGTACTGAGCTACACGTTGCTCGAACTTGTTGCCTTGAAAAGTGTAGGTGTATCCCATGTGTTCGCACCATTGCTTGAATGTAAGTTTGTTGTTGTAGACCATGATGTTCTCCTTTGTTTTCAATGCCTTGCATTTAACTAAGCGCAGCGTTTGCCTTGGGTGTCGAAGACAGCCTTGCCTTCATCGCTGTGTAACCAAGCGATGGCTGCTGCAAGCACGTCGCCATGACATGGCAAGGGCTTGCAGAAACAGCCAAGGGTTTTGCCTTTAAGTCCACGGACTTGAAGGACAAAGGACGGGCTGTTACAAAGTTTGTGCCACAAATACTTTTTGTATTGGGTGCAAACTTTGTGGTGTGCAGCGGCTGACCGTTCGGTTGGGCGGAAAGGATTTCCGTAGACCGAAGGGCGGCCGATGTACACCTGCGCTTTACCATGCTGCTTTATGTTCATGACTTGCATAACTTCTCCTCTTTCAATGCTTTGCATTTAACTAAGCGAAGCGTTTGCCTTGGGTTAGGAGATAGGATCTCCGATGCGGTAGCCGATGTTGATGCGTTCGCCATCAGCATCAATGGGATCGATGCCGAGTACGTTCTTGCGGCCATAGATCTCGACGATCTCTGCGACTACGGAAGTGAAGTCATGACCAAGGTCAAAGGTGAACTGATCGTCGCGGCCTTCGGTAAGGAACACATAGTATATTTGTTTCATGAGTATCTCCTTTGTTTTCAATGCTTTGCATTTAACTAAGGGAGGTTACGACCGTTGGTGTCAGCATCGCAGATATAGCGGAGCGAAGAAGGCCGAAGGCAGGAGGGAGCGAAGCGACCGTGGACCATCGGAGATATAGCGAGCGCAAGCGAGCGTAGCAGCATCGCAGATATAGCGAGCGAATGCGAAGCGTGGAACCGCCGGAGGCATAGCGAACGCAGGTGAGCGTAGACCCATCGGAGATATAGCGAACGAAGGTGAAGCGTAGAATGCAGTGATGTAAATATATTTATGACAGATAAATATATTTATTGCTGGATGCAAACACAGCAGTTGTTTGCTTGAGGTCCAGCGACAAGACGGTGGACTAGCTGAGAGAGATGCGATGGATGTGACACTTGCGATAGGTGTGACAGCTTTGCTGGCGGAGCTATTGCTGGTGGCGCAGCCATTGCCTCGAAGCCAGTGGACCAGACCTTGGTCTTGTCCGTGTGACTGATGGACCTTGGTCCGAAGTATAGTCCCGAACGAAGTGAGGGATAGGGATAGGGTGGGCAGATCGGAAGATCGGGAGCCTTGCGGATTGGGTGGTGTTTGTCTTATTTAGTTTACATAGCTTGTTGGTTAGTAGTGGTGTTGGTGTTGGTTGGGTTGTGTTGGTTGTGTTGGGTTGGGGCGGAGGGGGGGAGCCTAGAGTAAGTAGGTGAATGAAATGGATGAACTTTTTAGTATCAATGAATTAGATAATTTTAATTTAAATAATAATAAATCTAAATAAGATATGGGGTATTTACCCGAGGGTTTTAAAAAAACAATTATATATATATTATATATATAATAATAATAATGTATATGTAATGTATATGTATTAAGTATAGTATAGTAGGTAAGGGGTTCTCTCTTTCACAAAGGGGGGATAGGATACAAGGGGGATATGGGGGAAGGGAAGGTTAGATATAGGGAAGATAGTTAGAATAAAGAATAGTAAGAGTAAGGTATTCAGATTTACTAAAACAAATTAAGTGAGCTACGCTAGTAGTTCATACCTTATAGGATAGGGGCAACGAAGTGGCCCTGTCGGGAAGACCAAGGAAGGGGTCCACGACCCCTTCAAAACCCCGTAAATTACACCCCGATGAAATTTTGAAAAGCGAGGTAGGCACATGTGGGACAAGCCCAGTAAGAAAAGAAAGTACAACATACCTGAGCAGGAGCGCAGGTGTAAGTACTATCATCCTAACGAAGAGCAGTGCCGAGCATTGAAGATGCTTGGCTATACATACTGCTACTACCATGAGCCTACCTACGCAGAACAAAGAAGTGAGAACGGACGGAAAGGAGGAAAGGCCCCAAGGCTTTTGCCTCCGCAGATGCCAGCACCTGAAATGGAAACGCTTGAGCAGGTGAGACAGTTCGCGGTTGAAACATTGCATCAGGTTCGGACGGGGCATCTTGAGCCACGGACTGCTGCTGTTGTCAGCAGTCTCGTAGCGCATGTTCTTAAAACATTACCAGAGGTTGGAGCTGAAGAGGTCAGTGCTGCCGAGAAACTGAGAGGGCTATTGACTGATGACTTTTCCGAATCCAAAAAAGATGAAGATGCTGGCGAGCCTGTGCAGGATAACAGATCAGGTGAGTGGGAAACCCATACAGTTTCAGGTGTATGAGGAACAAGAAAGGATCTTGAAGGCGGCCCACGAATCGCGGAACATTATCATCCTAAAGAGCAGGCAGATTGGTTGCTCGCAGATTTGTTGTTTTCTGGATGCCGTCTATACTATTCTGAATCCCGGTGCCAAGGTCGCGGTTGTGGCCGACACGGAACAAAAGGTCCACGGTTTACTGGACCGTGTTCGTGAGGTGTACCGCGATCTTGAAGTACCGCTGAGAATATCTAACCGATCTAAGATAGTAACGAGAGAAGGATCGGAAGTCCATGCCGTTACTGCTAACGCAGCGAAAGGACAGGAACAATCCAAGGCTGGGAGATCTATGAGCTTCCAGATGCTGCACCTTTCGGAGCTGGCGTTCTGGCCAGATCAAGATGCCTTTGGCGCGTTGGCTAGTTCGGCTGGATTGTCTGCACCAATCCTTATCGAGTCAACATCATCTGGTCCCGGCGATTTGATGTGGAGACTTTGGACAGAAAAGAATGAGTTTGCCAAGCTGTTCTTTTCGGTAGAGGATCACCAAGCATATCGATCAGACCTACCCTTAACAGCAGAAGAGTGGCGGGAGATGCAGGATCTTGGGTTTACAGAACCAAACGCTGCGGCTTGGTTTAAGGAAACCCTTAACAATAGATTCCAAGGCCATCTTGTTCGGGCTTTGCGGGAATATCCGCAAAGACCAGAACACGCATTCATGTCGGCGGAGGGAAGATGGATCGACTTAACTCCTCCAGTGTTGGCACATACAATGATGCAGGGCTTGAAGATATTCAAACCTAAACAACAGCTTGAGGAATATGTTATAGGTGTCGATACAGCTGGAGGCTTAGGCAAGGACGCAAGCGCCATTGCCGTTATACAAAAAAGCGATTTGTCCCTAGTTGCAACGTGGGTAGACGAGGATGCTACCATTGACACCCTTGCGGATTTCGTACGCGCAGCTTATCAAATATATGGTGGCAGTGTAGTTATTGAGTCTAACGGCATCGGGTTGGCGACGGTGCAAGCAGCTAGAGCTAGAGGCATACCAGTGATCGAAGCTAAGACTTCTCAGGCAAGACAGTACCAAGGTCTGCTCGCGGTGAAGAGGAAAGTGGAAGATGGCTCACTGGCAGGCCCATCTGAACTAGCCGAAGAGTGCGACAGCCTTCATGTTAATAGGCATGAGAAGTTTGACGGGAAGAAAGATCTGTGTATGGCGATAGGTTTTTCCTTACTATTTATTGACAAATCTCCTATGGGAGAGATACCTAAAGAGGAGCCAACTGAAAATGTTTTCTCCCTCAGTAGGTATCATAACAGGCAGAAGGCCGGAAACTGGAGCGAGTTCTAATGGCAATGGAAGATCCCAATAGAAGCATCATACGCAAGAAGCGGAAGACAAAGAGAAAGCTTCCTCCAGAATATCAGAACATCAGCACCGCAAGAATGGAACACGCCGCAGATCAGCAGAGCTTTGGATCGTGGCTTGGTACATTGCTTGGTGGACTCACGGGCGCGTTCGGCTTCTTCGGTGGCCCCGCTGTTGGGATACCAACAACATTGGCAGGCGCTAGTCTTGGCAACCAAATCGGTGGCGCTATTGGTGGAGAGGATGCTGTTGCAGCCCAAGCAGACTACTATGCACAGCAGGCTCAACAAGAATACGATATGAGTAAGTGGGCAGTTCTTGAACAGATGGAGGCTGAGGAGGAAGCTCGTCAGGCCGCAATAGATTTCTCGTTCAAAGAAATGATTAACGCAAATACAAAGAAGACTAGCCCGGAGCATACATTTAAAGCAAGCAACTGGAGGAATGCGTAATGGATAACGGTGCAATGCTGATCCTTGAAGCCAAGGATATGGCCGCAGATAAGATGTCAAGCGGCATGGACAAAAAGAAAAAAGAAGAAACAGAAAGCATAGAAGGCGAACTGCTTGATGAACTGAAGAAGCTTCTTGATGGTTGGGATGATATGGATCATGACTACTACAAGGAACTTAAAGAAGTTTACACGAAGCATGGCGGCGAACTGGAAGAAGAAGAAGTAGAAGAAGAATACTAATGGCACTAGACAAAGAAGTAAAAGTAGGACCTACTAGCGAAGCGATTACTTGTGAGCAGCTTATTGAGGAGCTGTACAAGAAAGGCGCTACCGCGAGATCTAGGTTCTTAGTCAAGGCAGATCGTAATGAAAGATATGTACACGGTGAGCAGTACCAAGACATCAATCGGCTTACGGGCGTACTGCAAGATGTGCCGTGGCAGTCCTACGTTCCAAAGGTTACGGTCAACCTTCTTAGAAACCTTGTGCTTACTTGGACTTCTCGGCTTCTTCGAAACCGTCCATCTGTTTCTGCTTACCCACATAACGGGGAAATAGCAGACATGACCAGTGCGTCAGCTGCTTCAACGATCATCGAGTTCTTTGAGCATGACATCGATATTGATGATATGATGTTCGAAATGGTGTCAAGAGGCTGCGCTCATGGCGTAGGGGGAGTTAAACTTGTTTATGATCCAGACGATGATAATGTTACTTGGGACCCCATTACTATCTTTGATTTTGTTATGGACCCACAGAACAATCCGCAAGATTCCGTTTGGCTCATATACGAGAAGTACATTGACGAGGCTGAGGCGAACATGCTTCTACGGGAAGCAGGTTCGACAACTAGAGCAACGCCGGAGCAATACTATGTAGGCGTGAATGATTATCGCCAAGGCGTAAAGGTTAGAGAACTCTGGTATCGCCCAGATCCTAGAATACCAGCAGGACTATACTGCCTTGAAGTCTCAGGCGAGATCACGACTGCAATGGATTATCCCTACATTTTCAAACGCTTAGAGTCTCCCGGTGACACACAGGAAGAAAGCTTTCTCCCCATCGCACTGTTCACAGTGGACCCAGTTAGAGGTACGGTGTATGGAGACACTTGGGTGAATGATGCTGTACCAACACAGCGTCAGATCAACGAAGTGGAATCTACTCTTACCAAACTGAGAAGAGATACTGCGGGAGCAAAGCTTGTTGCGCCCGGATCTATCGCCAACGCGATAGACACGGGCAATCAGATTTTAAAGGTAGACGATCCGATGCAGGCACAGATGATCCGGTACATGGAGCCGCCTCGCATTAACAATCTTTTGTTTCAAGACAGAGAGGTCTTGCAGAAAAGAATGTATGATCTCGCTGGGTTAAACGAGTTGATGGTTGGAGCGGAGGCCGCAAAGAGTGGCCAGAGCGCAAAGACAATCGCGTACCTCAGCGAGCTGGATGGGATGAAGCAGTCTGGAACAGCGCGGTCCATCGAGAAGTTTTTACTCGAAGCATGGAGAAAGACGCTGGTCTTGGTGCGTAACTACTACACCGAGCCAAGGCTGCTTACCATTATAGGAGAAGATAATGTCTTGGCTCAAACGAGTTTTCTTGGAACGGATATTGATGGCGTTGGTCTTCGTCTTGAGCCACGCTCAGGCAAAGCTCGCTATTCTGCGAGCAAAGAAGAAGATATTATCAATCTAA